TTCTCATTAGCATATCTTTCATCCATCTGATTCTGTTGATGTCCAGCTAGTAAAGCAGCAGCAAACTTTGCGGCAATTTGTGTAGGTTGTATAGGAGCTTGTATACCTTTATAGCTATAGGGTTCAGTTGGAGCAGCAGCCTGTTCCTGTAGCATTCTGGCGTACTGATTACGCCGATACATATCAGCAACATCTTGAGAGTTAAAATTAATGAATTGGTTATCTGCCATGACTATCTCCCTTATGCAAAAAGTTTGCCAAAGCCACCAGCAGCCGACCCAAAGCCTTTACTGATGGAGCTACCCATAGTGCTTGCCCCTCTACCAAATGCAGAAGCCCCTTCTTGCAATTGAAGTCCTAATCTTTTAGCGCCACCAAACATTCCACGCTGCGCTTCAAGGGGTGCGCTTGGTGTATAGCCAAAATCTGATCCACCACCGGGTGCATTGTAGTTTTTCATAATCTGACCAGCTTTTTGCTGCTCTGGAGTTTGTGGTTCACGCATGAGCATACTGTTTCGTAATTGCTGGTCAAATGCGTTAGAAACTCCTTCGCCTGAGTCTTGACCAACGCCATATCGTCTAAGCCTATCTGCTAGAGATTGGCGTTTTTGTTGTTGATTTCCAACAGCCTGAGGTTGTTGCATCTCGCCCGGTTGTTGCATCTGGAAATTTACTATTCTGTTTGGCATAACTACCTCATTAGCTCAACGATTGGAATGATTGTACCCTTTAATTTACTCATGTTTAACGCATACTTATCATATAGTTCTGGATGGTTTACTTTAGTCCACTCAATCCTATCTGCTGAGTCCTTCATAAAGCCTGTGCAGTCGTAACAGTCGAGGCTTGTATGGTTTAAGCTAAAGTGTTCCGGCAGTTGACCGCGCTGCGTTGCCACAAAGTCTAATACCTGTTTACCAGTCCACTTCTCTATAGGCTGTATGTACTCAATGCCGTCTACAATCATGCCATGCCTAGACCCACCCTTAAATGACTCATCATTACGCTGTCCTTTAATCAGCTGCGTAATACCCCTTTTCTTTACTTCATTAAGAATTGGTAAAGTAATGTTTTCTAAACAACAGTTCAAATAGCTCTGCACTAAAACATCCTTCTTGCCAGATATAACCATCCCATCTAAGGTATTGGCAATTGGCACAATGTCACTAGGTATACCGTTAGCGTCAATCTGAGCTTGTTGGTCTACATTAATCTCAATGAATTCGACTGCTTCTGCTCTAATCTCCTCTACTATAGCTAACGTCTCAGGGTAAGCCTTGCCAGTATTTACCCATAAAACTATAGGTTTCTTAGCCTTGTACAAGTACCAGCAAGCCAGAGAATCTTTACCACCTGAGAAAGCTAGTCCTAGCATTAAGCCATCATCCCCATTCCAGCGCCACCAAGAGAACCGCCAAGACTCATCAAGCCGCTTGTAAGGTTATTTTTTGCTTGCTGTCTAATACCATACTGATCCATCTGACCTTGAAACGCATCTTGCGTTGCCTGATAGATCGGAGCAGCGGCGATATTAGCGCCCTGATAGCCTTGAAACTGTGGCATCTGTATCTGTGATCCACTCATTAAGCCCGTGATCTGGTTTAATGGCTGGTTACGCAGCGCAAGTTGTTGATCGAGACTTTGTTGCTGTGCAGTATTGCCAAACTGAGCTAGACCTAGTTGCTGATTGTAGTTTTGTGCAATAGCGGCATTTTGTGCAGTTTGTGCAGCTAATTGATTCTGATAGTCTTGCTGAAGTGCTGTATTGCCCATACCAGCGTTCTGCAAGGCAGATTGAAACTGGTTTAGTTGCGCCTCATTGCCGAACTGACCTTGAGCCTGAGCCTGTCCAAAACCTTGCTGATTCATCATTGCATCAAGATTGATACCCTGTGCAGCAGCCTGTAGTTCTAAGTCGTTTCTGTTCTGGCCCATAGTACGCATTTCATTCTCGTAAGCCTCGCCACCAGTGACTAGACCTTGATTAGCAAGACGTTGCCTTGTTGCGTTCTCATTCTGCGTTAACTGAGGCTGTAACCTAGACATAATCGCTTGCTGACCAGTCATACCTGCGTTAACAGGCATTGCGGCTATTCCTGACGTATCTATACCTTGTTGTAGAGTAGGGCCAGCAACAGACCTCTGTGCGCTTCCAGCGTTGTATGTAGCTTCGTTAACTGGTGAGACTGACTCTGCAATGCTTGTATCGATACCCGGCAAGTTAGGATTAAACGGCGTACCTAGTATGGTTTTAGCTTGTGCAACACCTTGCTGACCTAGCTCTGCAAGCGATCTTTCTACGCCTTGCTGCGCTTGTAACGTAGCTTGAGCATCAGGAGTTAGAGTCTGGCGAACAGTAGGTATATCACCCTCATAGCTAACAGTTTGATTACCTAAAGGCCCGTAGAAGTTAGGATTGCCCAATTTTGCTGTAGCTCTAGCTGCATCCGAATTAGCTACTGCTTGCGCTTCTGCCGCAGATTTATAATCTGGCACTGGTGGTGGAGTTGCTTTCTTACCCATACTTGCCTCCTAAAAATTTACATTTATCTTTCAACAGCGTAAAAAATATCATATCACCGTTACTTCTCTTGATTCTGGCTTCTTCTGTAAAGCCCATATTCTTTACTAACTTAATGCTTTTATCGTTCTCTTCAGTGATCGGTACTACTATTTTCTCTACGTTACATACTATGAACGGGTAGTTAAATATCGCAGCTATGAATGTCTTATTAACTCTGCCAGCAATTGCTATATGACAGGTAATCGTGGTGTCCATAAAGCTCTCGTAGATCACCCCTGCAACTATCTGTCCTTCTCGTTCCAGCCCTATAGCTGATGAATTGCAATGATACGATCCTGTGGTCTGCTCTGCTACCCATGCACCAACAGAATCGCCTTGTACTATATGCCAGCCCATCCAGTTTGATACACTACGTCAGTTGCAGCCCATTCAAGTTGTAGGGTCTGAGATGCGCTTTTAAGGTGTATACCACCGCAATACCCTATACCCGTAATCCCTTGAAAGTTATTAGTAATCATCAGTCCTTGCCCCCATGATGACGCATCCCATGTGCCTATGTCCCATAGTCCATAGGAGCTTGGAGAATAAGATAGGGCAGAAGTAGGGTCAGATACATCATAGTCAATGTTCATTGAGACTAGGACAGAAGGTAGCCCGTCCGTAAATATAGAAGGTCTAGCTCTAGTAAAGTATTTCTTTACGCCACGTTGCTCGAAGTAGTTAAACGCTTGCAGCACGTTAGTATTAATGTCTGTACCGTTATCTGCATAGGTCGAGTCCCAAGCCCTGCCTACAACGCCATTGCCGCCGAAGTAAGGATTATCTCCGAACGATTCCCAGCAGTTGGCTTCCCAGCCTTGAAACTTGCACCAAGACTTTGTAATCGTGTTCATTACATACTGCTCTTGATTGTTGCCCTCATCGACAGGTACATTTACCCATACAGCGTTATTCTTAGCTGAGTAATGTATCTGCCAGCCGAAGTGGTCTGCATAGAGCGTTGTGGCGGTTGTAATCGCTCCCTGTATCTTGTTACTCAAAGCAACGCGAGGGTCGAGCCTAGAGCTTTGTAGTGATGCTGCGAGGGGTATCAGCCCATCGTATGTAAGGATTAGAATGTCACCGCCGTACTTCATAAAGCAGCGATCACCAATTGGAGCGCCTAGCTTCCACACTCCGATCAATGCCCAAGTAGCAGAACTAGCTGGGTCTGTACCTGAGTACACAATGACCTCGCCATTGCTGGTTATAAATACTAGGTTGTCATCAACCCCGTACCCAGCGTCAATCGTCCAAGTAGCTACGTCTGTAACGTGACCGCCAAACTTAGCCACAGAGCTTAGATCAAGAACCTGTGCTGCGCCACCGACTGAGTTAGTCGGCAAGTACCAAGCCTTTAATGATTCCTTTTGCGTAAACCATACCCTGTTCTTGAACAGAGTAATGTTGTCTAGTGTTGTACTTGTAACGCCTGTTATGGCTATAGCTGATATAGCAGTTATAGAGGCCCATGTAGTGCCATCAAATAGCAGTGGAGCGTCTACGCCATTGACTAGATATAGATAGCTACCGCCACCAGTAGTGACATTGATGAATTCCCATCGAGCGTTTGTTAAACTAGTCTTTACAGGCGCACCTACTGCACCAGCAGAGGTTACGTCATATATCTGTGTGCCAGCAATTGCGTATAGCTCCTCACCCGTTCCAGTCGAGTAGTTCATCAGAGTCTCAACCTGACCAGTTATTCCTGTAGAGTGGTTAGAGTACCCGCCGCGTAGGACTACGTTTGAATAGGATGGAAAGAAGTTAACTAGCTGTACCGCATCCGTCTGCTCCATGTTCGCAATAGAATCACGAGCATTCCAACCGCCTACTGGAGCAGGTATAGAAGCGACTTGAGCAGCGGTTCTCTGTGCTGGGAACATATGCTATAATCTCCCCTTATTGTTTATATGGGGAGCATCATGGAAGAATGGCGCGATGCAATTGGTTTTGAAGGATTCTACAAGATTTCTAACTACGGCAGAATACTTACTGTAAAAAGTAATACAATTAAAAAACTGACAATTGACAAACATGACGGACGGCCTTATTGCTGTTTGTGGGCAAACAACAAACAAGCTCAGGTCAGACCGCATAAACTTGTTCTTGAGGCATTTGTAGGCAAAAGACCGATAGGAATGGAGTGTTGCCATAATGACGGTAATCCACAAAATAATCATTTGAGTAATCTTAGATGGGATACAGCTAAGAATAACCATGCTGATAAAGTTAGGCACGGGACTACTAATCGCGGAGAGAATTGTGGCACAGCTAAACTTACTGGCATACAAGTTGATGCGATTAGACAGGATACCCGCTTGCAGCGCCTCATTGCACTTGATTACGGCGTTCGTGCAAATACCATAAGTCGAATAAAATCTGGTGTGCGTTGGAAGCATCATTAGTTCTGCGTTCCGTAGCCCGTGTCAGGCAAATTATCGTATCCAATCAACACTGTACCCGGTCTTGGAGCGAATGATAGATTGGCTGAACTCTGATCTTGAGCTATAACGACTTCCATCTCTTGCAAGAAGTTTCTATACATAGCTGTAGTATCGAAGCCCTTAGCCTCAAAATACTTCAGTTTCGTCATTAGAACGACTAAACGGTCTGGGTATATGCAGGTATCAGAGTCTACCGTAAAGCTCGTCTTAGCCACTCCTAGTGAGCTTTCGGCCCATCCATTGCTTCTATACTCATAGCCTAAGAACTCATTAGCTGAAATACCGGGCCAGATTTGGAAGTATGCACCTAGCAAGCGCCAACGTATGCGTGGGCCAGTAGAGATGTAGCCTGATAGCA